TGCTTCCCACACTCTTTGTAAATTTGTGTCGTCTAGTTTTTCATGTGATTTCGCACGAACTCCTCTAGCTGCCATTGTTTAATGTCCTGTAAGTGTTGCTAGTATAATCCAAAAAACAGCACATAAAATTACTGATGATGCAAAAACTAAAACCATACCATGTTTTAAAACTGTTTTCATTACTCTACTCCTTCTTGCATGTGGTCTTCAAATTCTCTATGCTCTTGCAGTTCTGCCTGATGCATAGTGCCTAGTAATATTATTGCGTAATGAATAATTTTATATAAATCTTTTTCATTTTTGCCATCTTTTTTACCAAATCTCTGAGCATATTTTAGTATATTCCCTATACAAAAACTTTCTCCATGTCCAGCATCAAAGGTGACCTCTGTTGTCTGAATCTTTCCACTACCATAGTGTTGAGTATATGTACTATCTATATAGTTCTTTGCTCTGTTTAAAATTACATCTTCACTAAATTTATTATTCGCCATTAAGTTTTCTCCTAATTTTTTCACTTATATTCTCATACCATTGAGATTGTTGAGTAAATACTATTAAATAAAACCAAAAAGCTAGGGAGAAAGCATACTTAAATACATAAAAAGGTAGCATGAGTATCATTTCTATTGTTTCCATTACTCACCCACCTTTAGAACCCAGTTCTCTGCGGCATTTTCTGCCCATATTTCATTATGTCCTGTATGAACTATATCTTTTATCCATACACTTGCTTTACCACCTTGTTTATCATAGTGTCTAGTGGCCCATTCTCCTTTATTTGTTTTCCATACTTCTGCTGTACGGTCGCCATCTTGGAAGGTGTGGTAGTGTTGTTTCATCATTACTATACTCATATATCACCTTCTTTGCGTACTTCACTACGCACAACTTCAAACCCATTTGGATACCTGCTCTCTAATTTTCTAATATTTTCTTCCATTACTTGTTGAGGTGTGTACCCAAGTGCTTTGCAGCCTTGCACCCAATACCACAAGACATCTCCCAATTCACGCATGAGATGGAATCTTTCTTGTTCATTGAATTCTTTTCCTTGAAAAATAATCTTTTTGATTACTTCTGAAAACTCTCCAGACTCGGCTTGCATACCAATCGAAGCAGTTAATAGTTGAGAAAACTCTACTGGCGTATGTATATCTAAATCCAGTAATCTATCTACTAATGCTACTGTGCTTAAGCTTTCATCTGAGGTTGTTGACACTACGAAATCTCCATAGTGATTAAATTGTTTTTGTTCTGTGTCTGTCATTTTGTCCTTAATGTGTTTGGTTGTTATTTTTATACCATTTGGCTAACCAAATATCTATTTTTTCTTGTGTCCAATTAGATGGAAAATATACTGATATATAAGGATTATCTTGTAATACGACTCTCATAGTCTGCATACTCCTCGTTCCACCAATGTGGTTTGCCTCTTACTTTCCAGCTGGCAAAGGTTGCTTTGTCTTTGTGGTAGAATCTTCTGTAGGCTTCAACTGTGTTTTTTCCTTTAAGTTCGTCTGGCATAGCTTGTACAAATGGTGTAAGTCCACGCCGTGGAATACTGATGTCGGGTAATAATAATATGACATCACGCACTGATTTATGGGACTTCCCATATCTGACTCCGTATTCTTCGTCAAGGGCGAGTGCCAAACAGTAGAGCCATTCATAGTTGTCGAGACTCTCGCGTACCCATATGCTACAAGGGTGATTGTGCATAGTAGGGAGATAAGGATAATCCCTTGGCTCGTTTTGTTTTTGTTCTTTAACTTTATTCCATTCATCTGATTCTAATTTTCTAGGTATATCGCCTAAATACTTGTTTATCCAATGTGTAGTGCAAAGCATTTGTGCCGACTCTAATATCATTTTTATGACATGGCGGTCTACATGAGCTTCTGCACACTTGTCTATATTTTCGTCAAGTATAAAAATATTCATATATGTATTATACTAAATTTTGGGGGCGATGTCAAGAACTGTTTTTTGCTTCTTCAATAAAGTTCTTTTGTCGGTAAAATACTGATAAACTAAATCTATAGCTAGGGGCTATATGTGAAGCTGGTCGAATAGAATGAGGTATCTTGCCATCAAATACAACGGCAGAGTTTGTGTGATACAGAGAGGTGCCTATACAATGTGTCATAGAATCATCATAGAAAATTGTTTCTCCATAATATTCTTTTTTCCAATCTGGATTTATGTAATAGGTTATTACTGTTGATGTCCCATGAGTATGGGGGAATTGAATTGATGAGGGAGTAGCTAAGTTTATTACTGCTTTATCGAACTGTAAGTCTTTTATTAAGTCTTTCATAGGCTCGTTTTGTATGCCTGCAATAAAATCTAGTTGTCTCCAATCTGGTCTGCTAATGTCTGAGTGTAGGCAAGGATATTGTCTATACTCAAAAGTTGATGTGTCTCCCCACCCTATTTTATAATCCGCATTAATAGCATGCATATAAATTTCTTCTCGGTGGTTCTCGGTGAGAACATTGTGAAATATCTCAATCATTTGAACAGTTGCTCAAATTCTGTATATCCCCCAATGCTCTTGCCGTCAAGGATTATTTGTGGAAATGTTCTAGCAGAAGGAAATTTTTCCATCATATCAGGCATTTCAAAGTCAACTCCTAGCTTTTTAACTGTTAAGTCTAAGCCTTTTAACTTTGCTAAATGCACTGCTTTATCGCAAAAAGGACAGTTGTCCTTACTGTAAATTTCTACTACTAACATTTCTACTAATCTTTTTGTCCTGCTGTTGGGGCTTTGTGTGTTCCAGCGTATAATCCAAACCAAGCTGCGCCTGCTCCGACTAATACTGATATTAAACCCGATTGTTCTAATGATGGTTCTGGTAAATCCATGAACCAAAATGTTGCATAATAGAGAAGAAACATATAAATACTTAGAAACGCTCTTGGAAATATTCTCCAACTATCAACGGTTTGTGCTAAAAACACTACCTTTTGAAAAGGGTTTACATTACTTATATCTTCTAATTCTCTAATTCTATCTTTGAGTTCAGACTTTTCTTGGAGTAAAGCCATAAACTTGTTAAGGTCTATCTCAACTTCGTTTCTGTCCATGTCTCCAGAGAATTGTCCTATGTTTTGTCCGTTCGACATTCTAACTCTCCCAGTCTTTTACGAAGTAGTATTAACTCGTCTTCGTAGCTTTGCCATAGTGAAGGACTCTTAGTTGCCTTTTGGTTTTCTTCGAGTACTTTTATAGCTACCTTTAGATTATTTAATTCAGCTTGCATCGAGAATATCTTTTATCCATTTATTCTCTGGTGATTCAATATCTAAGGGTGTTGTGTCGGAGGATATTACTTTTATTGGGTTGCTAGTTACATCAACTACTACATTATTAGTTAGTTCATAAATTTCGTCTACCCATTCTCCTACATCTCTGTCATCTAGTTGAACTACTAGTTCTACTCTATGTATTTGTGTTTTGTCTGCCATTGTGTTCCTGTTGTAAATCAGCAATTTTTACATATGCTCGGTACTTAGCTTCGTTTTCTACTGCTACCATACTTTGCAACTGTATAATGCTTTGTCTTAATTTGTTAATTTCTTTCTGTTGTTCACAGATTATTACTCTTTGTTGTTCTTCAAGAGTATCGTTTAGTGGGTTTGTCATAGAATGTCATCATATCCTACTGTATAGTAGACTGTTAGTTCTTCACCTGCTTCTATTGGTCTTACAGTATACAACTCTCTTTGTTGTCCATTATGATAGTGTATATTTGTATTTATAAAACAATTAGGATTTGAACTGTGATTAATAAATCCTCCAAGTGGTGTTCTTATCCAGTTCCACCTATTTGTTTCCCAAATATGTGTTTCTCCTAAATATATGCCCGCCTTTAGAGGTTCGAGGGTATGTAAGCCTAACCCATTAATTTCGCTAGGCTTTATAGTTAATCCGTCTGTGAGTGGTCGGTAGTGTCTACTACCAAATCCAAGTTCTCCTGTCTTTTCTCTTTTAGTAATTTCTTTTCCTTTAATAGTGTAAATGCTTCAGCAATATACTCATCAATAGTCATTCCACGCTCTGCCGCCTGTGCTAGCATTGCGTCCCACATAACTTGTCCTATGTGGTAGGAATTACCCTCAAAGTTAATGTCCAAATAAGTCTGCCTCAGCTTGTCTTCTTCTAGTAAGTCCTTCTAGGACTTTCCCACCTGCTTTGTTCCATCTCATTATCTGTTCTGGAACACCTGCATAGTCGCCTGAGTTCAATACTTTCAGTAGCGTACTTGAATTAAGATTACTACTACCTAAGTTATAAACCCATGATACTAATGCGTCATATTGATTTTGATTTAACGGAACTGTAACTAGCGTATTAATATAGTTTTCATACTCATTTAGTTCTTCTACTAACATTTCGTCTGCTTGTTGCTCTGTGATTACATCGCCTTCTTGCACACCTTTAATGTGTCCGTAGCCTATAGTCCATACTCCTGCTGGGCATTTATATGCTTTTAGTTCGCAACCCTCGAAGTGTTTAATTAAATCTATTCCTTTTTGACTTGTTTTCATATTTATTCCATGTAGAAGCTTTCCCCACAACCGCAGCGTCCAGCTTCTTTTAAATTTTGGATTACAAATTCTTCTTGTAGTCCAT